ATCACAGCCATAATACACTCGTAGCTGTAATCATGATTATTAAATATCGGGATAACTACCGAAAGCATGTTATTCGTGTTCCTCTGTAAATTTGAATAGTTTTTGCATGTCATTGCTCATCAAAATAGGAATAGCTTCTCTGATTTTGTCTTCAGTCCAATTCCACCATTTTAAAGTGAGCAAACGTTCAGTTTCTCGTTTTGGGAATCGGTATTTCTTTCGTTGCCCAGGATTACCACATACAACAGAATAAGGCTCTACGTCTTTCACAATAACGCTACCAGCCCCTATTATCGCGCCGTCTCCAACGGTAACACCTGAAACAATCGTAACACCTGCGCCGATCCAAACGTCGTTACCGATAATCACCGGCCCCTTTGTTGTTCTATGGCATGGAATGTTTGGACTTCCATGAAACATGGCTGGAAAAGGATATGTGCTGATCCAGTCACCCCGATGGTTGCCACCTAATATGATCCGACATCCTTTAGCAATTGAGCAAAATTTGCCGATGATAAAGTCAGCATCTTCTTGAAAAAGAAGTTCTATCGAATCATCAATGTATGAGTGAGCGCCAAGTATCGCCATTAGTCCAAACTCGTTTTAACGTCGAAGTCAATGTGGTATGCTCTAACTCGTTCTGTACCTGTCGGTGTTGTAACTTCTTCTATCAATGTTGATAAGTTTTCCTCACGCATCCAAACAAGTTTTGAGCCGGTAATCGAAAGTTGGCATTCATCAAATAACGCAACAGCCTTCTGGTAAAGCCCCTTGATTTCTGAGCTGTCCATATTTGATGAAAAAATGGATAGCTGCAAGGTGATATTGGTATAAATTTCAGAGAACGTGCGCTCTTTAGGTGCTGTCACAATCATGTAAACAGCGTATGGGTACTGTGTTCCTTCTGGAGCCTCATCTTCAAATAGCTGCCCGTTGATAGCAGTATAAAAAGCGTTTTGACTTCCGGTTCCGTCAACAGCCGTGAATTTCGAGTAAAGAGCTACGCATAAATTAGTTAAAACATCTGCTGAATCTGTCATCCAGCCACCTCTTTGACAAGCACGTCAACCCACTCGGAATTTTCTTCTGGGTTGACAAGCCCCACAATCGAAAAAAACCTATTTTTGTATCTGATGCGCCAGCTCGATTTAACGTCTCTCCGATGCCTGATGCTTATGGTATGGCTAATGGTTAAGACCGTCTGATCTGATTGACGTTGTTCTTTCGCTGAAGTTGGTAAAATTCTGCCCCACACAGTACAAGCCACCGCCCATGTAGTGACAAAACCGCCTTGCCCATTTGGGGTTTTGACGGGTTTTTCAAAGATAATACGCTTATCTAAATCCGATATTTGGCGTTTAAAAAGCATCGTGTAACCTGTAATTATACGTCAAATTTTCAATCAAATTACCGATAGACTTATCATCCCCGCCGTGCCTCCACATATTCTGAGCCGCAAATTTTATCGCAACCTGGAGCATTTCAGGAACAACCGCCGCAGATGCGTAGCCGCACATATACCGGATAACAATAGGATTTTCAGGATGAAGAGTTGCTAAAGGCCACGAACATCCGTAAGGCAAAACAATTTTCCCGCACTGTTCCCCATTTGCAACCACCTCATAATCTGTGACTGGTGTCAAAGTTGTTACAGTCCCAGCCGAGTCTGTATATTTTACGAAAGAAACACTTTGCAGGTTGCCATAAGGCAGTTTGATTGAATTACCATGCGGCCAATGCTGTAAACTATAATCCCAAGTAGCTGGCATTAGTTGTCTGCAAGTAATATGCTCAATATGCTGTCGAGCCGCCGCCAGGATCGTGGTTAAAAGCGAATCTTCGGCGCTCGTAGGCGCATACTGGATAATCGTTGTCCCAAACTCACACGCCGCAAGAAGCACCTGAGCTATCGTTCGGATATATGCCTTTGTGCCGGTATATTCCTTTTCAAATGTAGCATTATCGTTCGTTGTGGTTATCTGAGTGAATGCCCCACCCGTCCAGTCTGTCCAGGGAGCTGCACCGGTATCAGATTCCTGAATTTTAACGTCAACTGTTCCGGTTGCCCCGTTTGTGCCGGACTGGATCATCACCATAGCGGTATCAGATACCAACGCAACAGCCGCGCCCACAAGCACATATCCAACGGTTACAGCGTGACTGCCCGGAGCTATGCTTTGGATTTCTGATAGATTATCCGCCAGCGTTCCACTGTCGATTTTCAAATGGAGTTTTAGCTCTGTGAGGCTAACGGGTTCAGATGTTGGTGCAAGGTATTGGCTGATGATCATTTTTTATCCATTAAGCAGAGTAAGTGTGAAGCCCTACAAGAAATTCAATATATTTCGCATCAGCAGTACTTTTGGCAACCTGACACCACAACTTAGACCCTGCACTTGTTCTTCCTGACATAACTTCAATCGGAGTAGAGTCTGTCTTGGTGTCGTCCGTCCTGAAAACAACTTCGGTATATTTTTTTGCCGCTACTGCCGCCGCCATATTCGCGTAAGTATGGGCAGAAACCCCGTCGTATTGGCTATTCGCAAAACGAACTTTATACGTTCCAACGGCATCAACAGCAGTAATAAATAGTTGGTGCGGATCGAAATAAAGAACTGATGTTGAAATATCAAAATCTTCGGCCCCATTAAACAGTTCTATGGCAGTGCCGAAGAGACCGGCTGTTGCATTGGAAGTTGCCCGCCACGGTAAAAGACTCGTTAAAAGCCCAGGGGCAGTAGGCCCAGGAGATGCGCCGAACCACCTTGCACCTCCGTGCATATGCCGCTCTATTTCAGTAACATCTTCTATTATTGAGGTAATATCAACAAGCGCCTCAGCCATTCCACCTTTAATAACGTGCGTTGTCATTTTTGTCACCTGATGTAGATTATTACGGTTGCGCCGTTCGCATCACCCATTCCAGATGCCGATAGATGGAGTTGATCATTCGCTACGCACCCCATGCTTGCAACCACGGTTGTAGTAGCCGCATTCGACAAGTTAGCCCCCTGACCTGCCAGAATGTCGTATCCGTCATCGTCCATTATCTCAATATCGAATAGTGCAGTCGGAGCAAGTGCATCAGCACCAGGAACAATAACGAGTCTCAAGACTTCGCCAGAATATGATTGAGTTGTCGTAGCTGTCGCAACACCGCCATCGGAACTCGTTATGAAAAACTTAACCTTTTTGACGCTGCCAAAAGTCTCTTCTGTCGTTGTTACTATAGCTGCTGTAGGCATTTACTTTATACCCTTTTTGGTTTTTTCAGGCTTTGATTCAATAATTTCTTGTTCTTCTTCTTGACTATCAACAGGCATACCGCAAGAAGGACATACGGCATTTTCTTTCTCCAAAATATATTCACAGTTTTTACAAATCATTTCTTTATCCTTTTAGGCGGTCAAAAAGACCGCCCATTAAGGTTACGCACTCACTATATACGAGCCGTCGTCAATTGGGATATACAACACAGTGAATTTCATCGCACCGGATGTTAGTGAAGCCGTAGTGGATTCAATCCCAATAGCGCCACCAACCCCAACCTGACCCAACACATAAGGAACCGTTTGAAGCATGGAGGCGCCAATGCCGGAAAACGTAGTAGCACCGCCGATTGTACCCGCAGCCAGAATCCTTTTGCCGACTGCCAACTGAGCAATCGTTAAAGAAATTGCAGATAAGTCAATCTGAGCGCCACCAGTTGGCGTGAAATAATATTTAACGAGAGTTGCATTGTTACTCAAAACCGTAGTTACTTCGCCGATGAGTTGAGTGACAAGAACTCGGCCATTAACCACGTTAAAAAGTGGAGTTACTGCCTGAGCGCCCCATACCGTAGCAAGCACCGGCCCATTATCAACACGGATACCATAATTCATATCCGCAATAGCCTGAACTGTTTTAGGCGGATAAAATGCCATGATAAATCCTCCTTATGCCAGTGCTGTAACTGATCTGTTTGAAGTCTGTCTTGGTTCAAGAACCGCTATACAATATGCAATACCTGCGCCGGCTGTAGCGTCAATGTCGATGGTTAGCCAATTCTCTTCATTCGCCGTGTCCATATCACTGGCATCTACATCAACCACAAGCATTTTGTTTGCGTATGTAGCAGCAGTCAGAGTCAGTGCCGCGCTCGTTGCGTCAGCAGCCAGAACGTCACAAGATGCAACACTACCAGCAACAGCCGTTCCTATAGCAGCACCGCCGAGCGCGTAATGAAACGTCATTGCGCTTGTTTTAGCCGCGTTCGTAGCTCCACTATTGACAGTCAGCACCGAATCGCCAGTGATTGCACCGAATAGGATAATAAACGTCGCACGGATATAGCCAGCCATATTGATAGAATCACCGACTGCACCGTTATTGTAATCTGTAGTAGCCATGACGGGTACTATTTTCTTTTGTTCTGCAAGTCTCATGAGATTTCCTCCTTATTGTGTCCGGGTATTTCTACCTGGATATTTCTGATTAATTACGAACTGGCAAGAGTTACAAATGGCGATAACGTAGCTGATCCCTTGTATGGTGTCAGAGTTTTGTTTCTGATAGGCCCACCATCGAATCTATATGTCCACTTGAACACGCTCTCTTCATAAATGAATCGAACGTGAATGCTAACTGAACTCTGAATGCCGCCCTTGTCTATAATCAGGTATTCGTTCAGATCCGCCAGAACAATATCACCAACAGTTCCCGGAGCCGCAGCCTGTTCAATCGGAATGATAGGCTTTCCGAGCAATGTCATATACGGTTGACCTGCCGCGCCATTAGGTGGCAAAAATACAGGAACCCCAGCCGTGCCAACAGGCATCGTCATAAGCATCAGATAAGGCAACATCGCACGATTGATATACCATACTGAATTAGCATCACTGGAATTCAAAACCCGTGAATACATCTTGACGATATTCTCATAAAGAATCGGTGATGTAGCCCGTACCTGGCCGGTTTCTATAGCCTGTGATACTGTGCAGGGAGCATTCAAGATACCGATAGGCATACCGGCACCAACACCGTTAAAAATCCCGTCGTCAATCTTAAATCCGAATTCCATTGGGAACCATTTATTCACGACTGTTGACAGCGCTCCAGCATCCCGCAGGACTTCCTCTGTGGCATAGAATAGCCCGAAGAGTTTATTTAATTCCCACTGAGCAAGTCTGAATTTTGGTTTTGTAGCTGTAACAGTGTCCGCCTCTGCCGCCCAATACGTCTGGATACCACCATACCTGGAACCATTAGCCCGGCTGGATTCATCCATGAGTTTCAGCTTCAAACCATCAGAACCTTCGGAAATAGGCACTCTGAAACATCTTTGAGATAAAAGACCTGTTGCAATCGAGTTATCGTTCAAATTCGTTGCAGAATCTTTTTCAATCAAGAAGCCACCATCAGATGGAATGCCGGTATTTGCACCAGTCGCAGCAGCCCTAACTTTGCCGAGCCGTTCAACCGCCGCAGAATAAGAGCTACCATTCGGATTCGGATTAGCCACCGTCATAACATCCTGAAGCTGTGCGCCAATGTTGCCACCGTAAACAGTCTCATTCTTTCTGATAGGATCGCCACCACCTGGAGACAATGACAAGGCGACGGCCTTCTCAATGGACTCAAGTTGCGATTTCATTGTGTAGATACTGGCCACATCCTCAGCAATTTTCTTGACTTTTTCCTCAAGAATTGGGTCAGTATGATTTTTAGCCTCGATGTCCGTTAGTCGCTTTTTGTTTTCGACCATGAACGTATCTAACGCTCTTCCTTGATCATCAATCAGTTTTTTGATTTCCTCTATTTCTGGCATGATTAACACCCCTTTTTATATAATTCGATATTTCTGGTTAGCAGAGCCTTAATTGTTCCGGCGTCACACCGGATTATACTTTCATCGGCGTCATGCTTTTGTTGTTCAATTTCATTGCCTATTTCTTCGCTTTCAGCTTGCCAGCCTCTCGCCAGTATCGCTTTAGCTCTATTTTTAGAAAAGCCGCCTACATCGCGCAAGAGCTTCTCAGTGCTTCTTATGTCTGGTTCTGACTTTGTTTCTTCAACCAGAGATTCAACTTTGAATTCTGATGGTACATTTGCAAAAATAGATAAATCGAATTCCGCTTTCACCGGCTTACCCGCTTCGATAATCGTATCAATGAAGCCTTTTTCTTTCGCTGTTTTAGCATTCATCCAAGTTTCAGCTTTCAGCATTTCACGGATTTCTTTTTTTCCTAAGTTGCTATTGTCAACATACATGTCAACCATGTTTTCGTTGATCTGTGCAAGAATATCAGCGACTTCTCTAAATTCATGTTGATTTCCCCACATACCAGACATAGGCTCATGTATCATGATCATTGTATTCTTGTATGCTTGCTTTTCTTTGCCTGCTAAAGCAATATAAGAAGCTGCCGATGCTGCCAGTGCTTCTATACGTGTTGTTGGTTTTGACGGATGATCTTTAATAGCATTAAACATAGCATTAGCTTCAAAAGCATCACCACCAGGAGAGTTAATTCTAATGAGAATTTTTTTCTGTTTCATGCTGGAAATAGCCCGGACAAATTCAGCAGAATCATTGAAAGGCCATCCGATAAACGAGAAGATTAAAATCTCTGATTCATCATCTGTTGAATTTTCGACTTTAAACCAGTCTTTATTCTCAAGCGGAATATTATAATAGCTCGATATGAATCTTGCGTTTTTTTCGTTTCTATATGATAATTTCATTCGTCTGATCCTTTATCCTGTTCGGTATCCTTTTCGGTATCTTTCGCGCTATCATCTTGCTTCATTGAACTCGTTCGCGTACGGTATTCATCACCTTCTGGCCCGTAACCGTTCCAATCCTCGAATTGCCTGGCCTGATTAGGGTTCATGAATTCCTTGTCAATAGCAATTGCATAAGCCGCAAACCGTTCCGCCATATTGCCTCTGAGCAAAGCGCCCATGTTGAATTTTGAATAATAGCGGTCTTGTTCAGATTCGGATAAACAGTCACGATCAATCGCACTTTCTATATTCACGGCAATCGGAGCTATGGTAAAATCAACAAATGATTGCTTGAATTGTACGGATGATGCGTATGTTGCAGGAGTAGAACCCGCCTGAACCAATATTAATGGTATGCCGAACATGCCACATATCTGAGCTTCGTTAAATCGTTCCAATTCGATAAATTGTGCATCGACTAATTTTATCGGCGGAAATTCAATGCCCATGCCTTCATCAATCACCATAAAATCGTGGCTGTTTCCAAGACCGGCATATTTTTCTTTGAAGTTTTTCTTGATATTGGAATGTGCCTGTGCGCTTAGTGTTAATGGGTGTTTGAGTATAGCGCCCGGATGCATTCCCTTACCAAACCACTTTGATAAGAATGTTTCACTTGCCAAACCCAGACCAACAGCCTCACGCGCGCACTCAATCGGGTTTAGTCCGACAACACCTTTAGTCGTCAATCCTCTGATGTGCATGATTTGAGATTGTGAGAATTTTTTGACTTCGCCGCTGCCAGTATTAATATGATATGTGATTGAATAATCTGGATTTTGCACAACGTTTTGAACTGCATCAGGAGCGATAGGCACAAGCATTTTTATCGGTTGACCTGGTATGCCATACTTGAACGCATAGAAATTGCCCCTGAGAGAAATATGGACAATCGCCATCCCCCAGAACTCGCTTGCTGTCATCCATGAGTTAGGTCGTTTTCCAATGATCCGATATAAATAATGAGTTGTAGCTTTTCCCTTGATGCCATTGACTTCTTCCATTAACTGGCATGGCATTTGAGAAATGCAATTGTAAAGTACCTTGACACAGTTATAAATTGTCAAAAGTCTCATAGCAGAGTCAGAATTGACTACCATGCCAGAAGACGTACCAGCCTCGCCACCATAGAATGATCCGCCAGGTGAATACCACCTATCATCAGTTGGCCCCCATGATCCCGAAGCCTTCGGTCTAATTATGCGTGACAGGATACCCATTTTTATTCTTTTCCTCGCATGAGATATCCCATAATTATCAATAGCGATCTC